AACCTATGGCAGTAACTCCTTTCATAAATTTATTTCGAACAACCGATGAGGCTTTCTTTTTTAAGAACAGTCAAATAAACACGCAATATATTTTTAAAGGAGTTCAATTGCTGCCGTATAACGCTTCAAAATACATACAAGTTACTAAGACACCAAACGGCATTAATTTAGAAGACTGGACGGTAAAAATTGTAGATTTATGCAAAGGCACTAAAACCGATGTTACGGCATATTTTTTTGTAGATTCTTTAACTAATGATTTAGACGGCTCACCTCAATTGTATTGGAGCTTAACAGACGTGCCTTTTGATTTCGGATACAGATTAATTTATCTTGAAATTACCCAATTAGTTGGAGAAACTTTCTACAGTTCGCCTTTTTTACTTACCAATATTGAAAACGAAAAAACAACTCAATTTCATTATAGAGATAATAAAGACGATGTTTATCAAAGTATCGGTATTCAAACTTGGTTTTTAGACGAAGATAAAAAGACTGAGCTTACCACTTACTACGAAGTTTCGACACGAAATACCGTATCACAAGCAATAAAAACCAATTACTTACATAAGTTTAGAACTGAATTGCTGCCGAAACCGGTATTAATCCTACTTACTTATTTACTAGAAAGTCCTGTTTTATATGTGAATTATGTAAGATGCTCATTATTTGAAGCTATCGACCTTTAAGAAAAAATATCTCAGGAAAACTTTGCAGATTTCGACTATAATTTATCGCCTAATTTTAATGATAATTTTTTTGGATTGGCTGACTATAACGGAATTGATTACGGAAGTGCTGATTATGATACTTCGCCAACACCTACGCCAATTCCAACACCTACAAGAATATTTGCCGTGGAATTTGCAAGTGAATTTGAATAACTAAAAATAAAAATATGGACAGTACAACGTTAAAAGCGCAGATTGATACAAATATAACTAACAAAACAGGCGCGGGAAGTATTTTAAAAACAAATGTTGGTGGAGAATTAAAAGCCATTGTTGATTATTTAGACCAATTAATTCCGTACAAAAGCTACCACGCTTTACTTAATCAAACAGGATCGAGCGCAACGATAACTTTAATAGCTAATGGCTTGCCAAGTGCTGTTACATTTGCGGTTGTAGCTACAGGAAATTATACGTTTTCAGGTTCTGGATTATTTACATTAGGAAAAACTTTCTTTTTCCGTGGCGTTGTTGAATCAGGAATAGGAAAAGCAAACTTTCAATTTAATTCAAGTACTGGAGGAAATGGAATAAATCAAGTTTCTTTATATGTTTACAATGATTCAGGAGTTTTATCAGACGCTGTTTTTGTAAATATGCCTATTGAAATTCGTGTATATAATTAACATTTAAGATATGACTTATTCAGATATACAAGCTCTAATCAATTCAAATCTTGCCAGCGGTATTAATATACCAGCCGTAGATCATAGAGCCGTTGAACACGCTTTGCTTGATTATATTCAAGCTAATTTATCACAAAGTGGAGATATTAAGCGCGTAAAATGTGACTTAACATATTTAACTGTTAATTTTGAAGTAGATGGATTAGGTAAAAATTTACGCTTAGGATGGGCTATTTGTAACGGAAATTATGGAACTGACAATTTAGCTGGTAGAGTTGGAGTAGGTTACGGTATAGGATATTCAAGTTTGGGAGCTATTGGAGGCTCAAAAGATGCAGTAGTAGTTGAGCATTCACATTCTTATAATTCTATAAACAATTCAGGAAAAGCAGTATTACAATTTGATAGCGTAGGAGATAAAGAGGGAGCGAGCTATCTTGCGTCAACAACTGGAACAACTGGAGTTTCTGGAACTGATAAAAATATGCAACCTTATATTATTAATCTTTATATTATGAAATTATGAGTTTAATAATAACTAAAGAATCTGGCAACTTTTTTTCTTTGGAATTAACAGGTGAAAGTCCTATAATTTCAGAGCAAAATAGACTTACTACTATTGGTAACTATTGCAATTTTAAAACAGCAAACGGAGCAAATTTAATATTAAAACAAAATATAATTTATTCTGATATTACAATTATAACAGGCGTTTCACACGTTCCAACTTCTATAAATGATTTATGGACATCTTTAATTGATGCGGGATTTTTTGATGGATTAGGAGTTAGTGGTGGTGGTACTTCTACTAATAGATTTGACGAGTTATTAGATACATTTAGCTATTTTGGTCGTGACGGACAGCTACTTGTAGTTAATGAATCGGAATTAAAACTTGATACGGTTGCTTATCAAATATTTACCGAAGCCGACGCTTTAAAATTAGACGGAATTGAAACGGGTGCGCAAGTAAATGTGAATGCAGATTGGAATGAGGCAAATCCAGTTTCAAAAAAATACATTGAAAACAAACCCTCTCTAAGTTCAGTTGTGGTTTTAGCCACAAGATATGCAGGAGCAGGGCAAACATATACTATACCAGTTGGAGCAGTTGCTATAATTGCCTATATCGATGGATATCCTCAATACCCGTTAGACATAGCGTTTCTTTTAGACGTAAACGTATTTGAACAAACAGGCGCTGACGTTACATTTGCAACTACAATAGAAATTGATTCTCAAATAATAATTCAATACAATATATAATGAAAAAACTAATTTTATTTTTACTACCATTATTCGCGCTGGCTCAGAATCCAACTAACTTTCCTTATGGGATTAAGAACGCGGCAGGAGCAACAAACAATACGCCAACGTATATTGTTACTCAAGAAACGGATGGAGTACATAAAAAAACACCCGCTGCAATAATCGAGAAAACAGCGAATAAAACAAGCACGGTTACAAATTACAGCGAAACCTTATATCCAAATGAGAAAGCTGTACACGATGGATTAGATATGAAATTAAATATTTCAGATTTACCTACTAATCTAACCCTATACCCAACTAACGTAGCTAGTGATGTTTCGGAATATGTTAAAATGGTGACTGACATTCACGATGCGGACTATAATACAATTGCTGTAGACGTAAGCACACCAGCGATTACTACAACATCTCAATTAGTATCTCGAAGAATTTCAGCACCGGGCGTTTTAATAGGACAGCCGGGAGTTTTTAACATCACAACATTTGGAAACATTAGGCATTTAAGTGGTACGGGAACAGCGACATTTTACTTTGAAGTTTATCATCGAGATAGCTTAGGAGTTGAAACGTTGATATGTACTTCAAGTATTTCTGCACCGGTGATTGACGGTGGTTATACTGAATTTACGGCAAGTGCTTTGTGGGATGACGGTATTTTTGATGCTACTGACAGAATCGTAATTAAAAGTTATGCTAATAGAATTGCAGGTGGTTCAGATCCTGTTTATCAATTTCAATTTGGAGGGGCAACACCCGTTAGAACATTACTTCCAGTACCGTTTTCAGTTGTAGATGCAGGATATGAAATGAAGATAAATAAACAAAATTCGTTAGCGGTTGATGGAAGTGGAATTAAGTACGCAACAGTTGACGCGATAAATGCAGCGTTGCCAAAAACATATAGCAAAATAGTATATGTAAATGACGTTTCGCCTTTAACGGCTACTATATTCGACTTAAATAATCCACCTGTAACAAACGATAATGCTTTGAAATTAGACACGGCAAATTTATACATAGGAACAGATGCAAGCACTTGGGTTTATAATTCGACTACGTATGTAACTAAGGCAGTTCCAGACGCTTCAAATTTCTATATATCAGGAACTACAACAGATGCAGGAAGCGATAAAACTTCTACAATATACCGAGCTGGATCGATTCAAACAGGGGGGTTATTCAATACATCTACAGGTATGTTTATCAGCAAAAACGGATCTGATACCGTTAATTTAGGAGGCAGACTCGCTTTTTATAATGGTAGTTTTACAGCTGCCAATATGTTTCAATTAAACGCATCGAACGGTTTGGATTTGTGGAATTATGCAAGCGGATCTTTTACAAAAAGAATGACATTTTCAAGTGCTGGTGATTTAACCGCAAATTCATTTATAAAATCTGGAGGCACAAGTTCTCAATTTTTAATGGCAGACGGTTCGGTGAGTGCAGGAGGAAGTGGAGGTGATATGATATTAGCAAGCGCGCAAACCAATATTGGAGTTAAAACTTTTTTAACAGGAACGTTAGGACTTCGAAATGTTGCTAATACGTTTACTTCATTTTTCACGAATTCTAATACAGCTTCAAGAACTTATACACTTCAAGATAGAAATGGAACATTGGCTGATTTAACAGATATAGCAAGTGTTAATACAAATAAAATGAATGTTCCTACAGGAGGTATTGTAAGTTATTTACCAAAGTTTTTGACGACTACAACGATGGAATTATCGAGACTATGGGATACGGGAACTTATTTAGGCATAGGAACAATTTATTCTCCAACAAAAGATATTACATTAGGAAATCAAGCTGATAGAACTTTTGGCATTGAAGATTCTGATAATATGACAAAGGGTCGTGATTTAACAAATGAAGCAGGTCGGGCGGTGAATTTTGTGCCAAATAATAATTTTAATGCCGTTGCAGGTGGTGGAGAACAATGGGGTTTTTGCAGCACAACGAATGGGGATGTGTTTTATTCGAGAGCAAATCAAATTTATAAACAAACTGGAGGCTCAGGGTCTTTTGTTTCAATGGGGCAGACTTCAAGAGATTACCGTGGCATGTGCAGCGTTGGGGCTGATGTTTATGTAGTTGTTTTTGGTGGATTTATTTATAAATTAACAGGCGGTACAGGAACGTTGTCAGCGTATGAATCTACTAATAGAAATTGGACTGACATAGCCTATTCATCGAGTGGAAATCTTTACGCTACGGTCACGTCTTCTGGTGATTTATATAAACAAACTGCACTTACAGGTTCTTTTACGGCACAAGGATTAACGGCAAGAAATTATGGTTCCGTAAGTGTTTCACCTGCTAATAATGTGTACATATGTGGATCGGATCAGCTATATAAACAAACCAATGAAACAGGGTCTTTTACCGCAGTATCAGGATTGAATCAAGCTGTTTCAGTGTGTGTTTCTCCAACTAATTCAGATGTTTACGTGGCTAATTATACAGGAGCTTTAAGAAAACAAGCAAACGAAACGGGTTCTTATAATGACATTTCAAGTCTTTTAGGTAGTGCTGTTTTTGCTTGGCAAGCGATAGATTTTTCATTAAATGGAAATATATATATAGGTGGTACTGGAGCAACTTCTTTTTATGTTCAAATAAATTACGCAGTCGGTTCGCCTAACTTAGACGGAGGAATTTACAAGTCAGGCGCAGGAACAGGTAAAGGGACTGGAAAATCATTATGGCAAGTTTGGACAGGTCAAAAAACTACTTCTGGAACAGATATGCAGGTATCTACAAAAAGAATTGAAATAGATGAAAATGGACGCTCTTCATTCTACGGAATAATAAATTTAAAAGCGTACACGGTAGCGACATTACCTTCTGCCTTAGTTGGTGACACGGCATACGTAACAGACGCACTAACGCCTACTTATTTAGGCATATTGATAGGTGGCGGTTCGGTATCTTGTCCAGTTTTCTACAACGGCACAAATTGGGTTTCACATTAAAATTATTATACTATGATACAAACAACAGGAAAGGTAGTTTACGGACTACGGGGAGAAAACAAGGGCAAAGTCAAAATAGAGGTTCGTCCATTAGGAGAAAATGAAGGGATTCATAAATTTTTAACTATCGACTGGGATATTACAAAAAGTCCTAAAGAGGCTATAAGTTCTTTCGAAAGCTCTTACACTGACGCTGAAATAGATGCTTCTGATGCACTAATAGAGGCTAATAATTCTTTTACGGGACTTACAAGAAGTCAAAAAGAAAGAAAGAAATTAGCTATTAGATTAATGTCAGAAGTTCAAACTAAATTATTAGAAGACGGTACAACGATTTTCAGGTTAACACCTGATAAGTGGGTGTACTCGATATGATCACTATAATACTGCAAGCTTCAATCATAGCATCAGGAAACGCTAACTATACGGTTGGAGAAATCTTCCCGATTATGCAGACAGTGCAACAAGAAAAATTGATACCTTTGAGCGTGCCAAAGTTCGAAACAGTACCGATTATTAAAAAGAAAAAACTAACATTTTGGCAAAAACTTTTAAAACTATTTGGATTATGAAAAATTGGAAAACAACATTGATTGGATTCGCAGGGGCTTTTTGGTTGGTAGCACAACCGATAATTACTAACGGTGACTTTGACATAGCAAGGGATTGGAAATCTTTGGTTGCTGCAGCTATTGCAACCGCTTTTGGCTTGTTCGCAAAAGACAATAACGTAACGGGCGGTAACACACAAAGCTTTATAGGCTTACCAAAACCACCTGAAAAACCGTAAATTAAAATGAGATTAATACACAAAATAATGCTTTTAATGCCGATTTTTATAGTTTGGTATTGGTTATTTTGTGTATTATTTTTAGTTAGGACTGATTTTTATGCAGAACATTTCGATACTTTAGATAATATCGATACCGTTTTAGTTTGGACTTCTGGATCTCATTTTATGTTTTTCCATTTCATTTATACGCGAATTTCAAAGATTTATTTAAGTTGCATTTATTCAATTGTGATATTAAATTTTTTGTATATTTACCTTACAAATGAAATTTATTATTTTATTTATTACTCCATAATCATAACCTACATATTATTACCGTTTTGGAAGAAGAAAAAATAGCAACAGGCAGACTAGATAGGATTGAACATCATTTAAAATTAATGAAGGAATCGGGTGAAAATACTAACGAATCTCTTCATAAAATTTCAAACGCTTTGATTGGTAATGAATATACGGGCGGTGTTGGATTAATTCACACAGTGCAAAAAATAAAAGTAGATGTTGAAAATAATAAAGATGAAATTGCTATTTTAAAAGATAATATGGGTTTGATAAAATGGTTTGCTTCTGGATTAGGAGGCTTGGTAATTGCAATAATAATTTATTTACTTGGTAAGATATGAAAACATCGCAAATCGGAATTGATTTAATAAAGCATTTTGAAGGATTGCACGACGGTAATTTAAAAGAAATCGGACTACAGCCAAAAAAATGTCCTGCGGGAATATGGACAGAGGGATACGGTCACGCAATGCGGGACAGTAAAGGAAATTTTCTTAAAGGTGATAAAATGCAAAAAAGTACTATCTCAGAAGCCGATGCAATAATGCAATTACAGGAAGATTTAAACGTCTTTGAAACTATCGTAGCGCGTAAAATTACACGTCCTTTAAAGCAAAATGAATTTGATGCTTTGGTTTGTTTTTCTTATAACACAGGCGGTTCGAACACTCTTTTTAGTATGGTAAATTCAAATAACGTCTTATTAAAAGATTGGTGGTTAAATCATTACATCACAGGCGGTGGCGTAAAATTAAACGGCTTAATTGCACGTAGAAAAGCTGAGGCAAAAATATATTTCCTATGATACGCAAACACTCACTAGAAACATCGTTAATCCTAACCTTTATAATTCTAACAATTTTAAATAATATATTATGAGTTTTTTACCCGGCATTTGGAATTGGAAAGACCATTATAGAGGCTCGACATTTAAAGCTAAGTCAATCATTTTTAACTTTGATATTACAGGTGCAACTATTACTTGTCAAATAAGAGCTGTACAAGGCTCGAGCATTATTCACGAATGGAAAACAGGCGTTAACATAACCGTTATTGACTTATTGACAGGTGACATTGAATTTGATCAAATCGATGAATTTAAACCAGCAGCAGGTAATTACGTTTATGATGTGCAGGTTAAATTTGCAGACGGCAAAAATGAAACATATTTAAAAGGAGATCAAAAAGTAATCCAAGATATAACGGTATGATACAAGTGACCGAAATAAACGAAACCGTTAATGTAACCGTTAACGAAACTACGGAAAGCGTAAGTATTGAAGTTCCTGTACAAGGAGGAGGTAGCGGCGCTGTAAATAGTGTAAACGGAAAAGATGGAACTGTAACTTTAAATCAAGATGAGATTCCAGACGGCACAACTTACAAACGCTATTCTTTAACAGAAAAGAATAAATTAGCAAGTATTACAGAAATATTTACAACCGCTTTAAAAACTACTTATGACGGTGTTGTTTCTGGATATACGGCTTTAATGTTGACAGGTTCGAGATTGATTACAACCGGAGAAATCACAAAATTATCAAATACAAGCGGAACAAATACAGGTGATCAGGATTTAACCGGATATGCAACTGAGACTTTTGTTTTGGAAAATGTGCCAGAAGTCGATACGTCTTTATTTGCCAAACAAGACGGCACTATTTTGTATCATTCCATGTCCGCTACAAGTGCAGGTACATTTTCTAATACTGGCAATGTATGCACTGGTTCAGGGATGGCACTTACAGACGAATTAGTGGGGGCTAAGATAATAAAAACAAACGGTGAAGTCGGTATTATAGCTGCGGCAACAAGTCCTAATAATTTTACTACCGTAGAGCCTTTTTTGACAAATAGTGTAAATACTTCTTTTGCGGTTAAAGCAGTTTCTTTTAAAAATCATTCTAATGGAGACCAATCTCTATATGATGTGGCAGGAGTGCGAAGAATAAAAATGAGCGATAGTGGATACATTGACGTTGGAGGCGCGTTTTTTCACAGAAACGGTCAGGTTATAGTGGGAAGTTCAGAAATAAACAACGAGTTTATTATTGCGCACACGTTGGCGAATAGAACTATATATACAGCGGCAACATTACCTGTTTTTTCGTCAGCGTACAGAGTTTACGCTTCTGTTTCAGATGCGCTTTCTCCTACTTATTTAGGTGTGTTAGTTGGTGGAGGTGCGGTTAATTGTCCTGTCTATTGGAATGGTACTAATTGGATAACGCATTAAAATTATGAAATATATCCTAATCCTATTATTGCTATGCAGCTGCGGTGGAACTCGTAAAACAGACACGCAATATCACGAGAGTTTAGAAGTGAACAACAGCTATTCAGAAGGCACGAAAGTAGTTCTAGGTAATAGTTTTAAGTACACGCCATTTGATAACGCAAAACCTATGATTTTAGACGGTAAAGAGTATAATAATGTAATTGTTAGTAATGATAAAAGCGCCGTTATTGTAAAATGGAAAAAAGAAACGCAATATATCACTAGAACAATTACTGTATACAGAACAACAGAAAAAAAAGACGATACAATTTTATGGATTTGTATCGTCTTAGGTTCTATTTTGATTATAGGATGTTTAGTATGGCTTTGGTTTTATTTGCCGAAGTTTAAGGTTTAGTAATTATAGGCAATATGGTTTGGAATGAAAATTGTATTACATTTGCAATATATTTAAATCAATATAGTATGAACGAGAAAACTTTATATAAAACAAGTGAGTTTGTGTCTTTTTTAAAAGATATGAACGTAAGTGTTGTTGTAGATAGTAATCCTGATAGCTCAACTATTGAAAGAATAAAAAAACTTATTTCTAAAAAAAGAGCATTATTTGAGTTTCAAAAGTCTTTATTTAACTAAATAATAACAGTTATTAATGGAGATTATTGAAGAGACTACGGCTCTTGGAGTTCCTTTCTGTCATTTTAGAACAGAGTTTAAGAGAAACCAATACAATCTAACTTTCACAAAAAACGATGAGGAAAATGTATATGAAGTACATTTGATTCCTCTGTTAATTCATTATGAAAAAGGCAAGATAGTTTATGACAAAACTATGCGAAACTTTATTTGCACTAAAGTTAAAGATTTTATGGCACGAAATAATTGTGACATTTACTTTAATATAAACTGTATAGGTTTAAGTAATGAATTTTTAGTGTGGAAATTTTTACGTTGGATTAAATTTTCAAACTACCCTACCGAAAAATTTAGCGTAAAAGTTACTGAAAATAATATAGACTCTATACGACTTTTTGAGTTTAAAATACTTCAATAACACTTTCAAAAGAATAACAACTACCTACAACAGCGGTTTTGCTAGATGCGGAGTTTCGGCATAACAGAAACAACAGTGTGTACTTGCGGAGTACAGTAAATAACTGAATATTAAGTGCTTATCGAGTTCCGCACCTCGCAAAGCCACGAAACGTTAGTAGCAATACTACGCAGTGAGTACTAAATCATCCAAAGTTCTTAAACTTTCATCGCCATCATACTCATCAACTTCAAAGGAAGTCCCAATCGGAAGCCAATGTATTTTTAATCCATCAGAACCACCTGTGTAAATATCTATTCCTAAATTTTCTTTAACCCATTCATCGGTTATCTCATCAAATCTATTTTCTTCAACCATTTGCACAACTTTAGGACTAAACAATAATTCTTTATGTTCTTGATTCCAAGTGTACCATCCTGATCCAAATCCGTGAGATATAAGTATTGCTACTTGTCCATTTCTAATTACTTTTTCCATTTTTATTTTTTTTAATTATTAGCAACAATATGAAACGCCCTGATCATTCTATCATTGTCGTGTAGATAGGTGTTGTTCATTTTCCTCATCCATTCGTGAAATTTTTCTACGTTTGTCATAATTTATTGGTTTTTATATTTAATAATCCATTTGCCTATAGCTTCATCTATTCTATGATTATGTTTATGCATTCTCATAACTACTTGATTAATTGCGTGATAGTTAGATACCGTAATGTATTTTGGTTTTTCGCATTTAACACTTGTTTCTACAATATAATTTACTCTCATAATTCCTTTTATTTAAAGTTTCAACAAAGATAGGAATTGTTTTGAGATATTGGCCTTGTATGTAAAATAATGTCGTAATTTAAAATGATTATAAATAGATTAAAAATAAATTATTAATAGTTTATTATTCAATATTTATATTTATATTTGCTAAACAATTAAACATAATAGAAATTATGGCCACACTTTCAAAAGAATCTAAAAACTACATTTTACAATTGGTAAAAGAAAATGATTTAAGATCAATTCTTGCTTTTTGTCAAGGATTAGGATTGCATACAGATAAATATTCTGGTCCCGTACATTATGGCCGAAATCAATTGTCTATTACATATAGAGGAAAAAGCACTTATTATATAATTTAAAAACAGTTAGTAATTATGGGAAGAGTAAAAATTAAGCCTGAGCTTAAAAAATCAATGGTGTCAATCGGAATTGAGGCCAGAATATTCGAAGTTATGAGCCGGGCGCATTGCAAGGAGGTTGCGGAGGTTGCGGTAAATAAGGAATATGAGAAACAATTAAAAAAACAATTTAAAAACACTTAGAAATTATGAAACAAATCGTATTTACATTCGAAAACATTAAAAAAATTGAAATTTTCGCAGGAGTGAAATTATACTCTTATTATCAAATTGGAAAACCAAGTGCTACTTTTCATTTTCCAAAATTGGAAGGCGATTCAAGTTATAGCGCAACAGAATTGCAACTTTCGGAAGGCGAAATTATCTTTAAAGACAAGTCTGGAAACATTTTCAAAAAAGTAAACTAAACATTATGCAAGAAATCAAACACCTGTACAAAATGCTAAAAGACAAAAAAGCGTTTTGTGTTGAACTCAGTAAAGAAGTGGAATGTACACCGCTATCGCTCTACAATCATTGGTTCGGATCGTTCTGGACTATTCCAGAGAAATACCAAGAACTAGTATTAACAAAATTAAAAGAAAAACAATTATGAGACCAATAGCAATGAGAATGACACAAGAGCAATTTGATAGTATTAAGGATAGGATTAATTTGCCTATTAATTCGATTACTAGTTTTAAAAAATGGGGAATTTTAATTAATTACGACAGCGGTAAATATCGCATTTCAAACGTAGATAAAACATTTAAAGCTTTTCTTAAAGAACTAGAATATCACGAAACATTCAGCGTTGATATATTTTTAGAAGCGTGTAGAGTTGAGGTTGAGAAAACTTGGAAAGGTAGTGAAATGCAAATACAAATAAGTGGGATTTGGAGTAATTGCAGCGATGTTAATAATTACCGACTAAAACCACAACCAAACTACGACAAAGAAATCGAAGCTTTACAACAAAAAACAAAAGAAAACGGAATGAATGTAATTATAAATTTTGAGAAATTATGAGCCTAAATACACACGACACCCACAATCCAATTCACCCCGCAAACATCGAGGAAATAGAATGTACACCACAAACTGAGCTTGAAGAACAGCAAGACTGGAATCAGGAACTTTTAGCGAAGATCGAGAAAACTAAACATATTATATTAGAATTTCAAACATCGCCAAATATGGTATTAATACAATTAAAAAAACTTTATAAATTATGAAAGAAACCGATATTGACAGTATGAAATACCGCAAATCTACGCATTTAGCAGGTATTGATGTTGATGCAATTGTAACCGACAAAGGCAATTGTATTTTAACCATAAAAGAAGCGTTTTACGATACGAATGTAGACGTATCAGGTAATAAGACCAATGGTTATTTTATTGACTTTGCAGAAGACGTTAAGCCTATGGCGGCTAATTCTGGAAATCGTAAAATAATAAACGATATTGTAAAAGAAAAATTAGGTTGTACTTCTGCTGAAAGTAGAATGTTGCCGAATTGGAAAGGTTTGCAAATTGATTTATTTTTTGATCCAACTATTAAAATGATGGGTAAAGTAACGGGAGGTATAAAAGTTAAACCTGTAGAGAAAAAAGTGATTTCAGATACTAATGCCTTAACGATTCTAAATAAGTCAAAAACTATTGACGAATTAAAATCTAATTGGGAATTGTTAACGCCGACTGAAAAGAATTTACCGACCGCAATGGCTTTAAAAGAAAACCTTAAAACTACTTTAAAATGATAGCGAGATACGATATTGAACAGCATAGCGAGGAATGGCATAAAGTGCGTTATGGAAAAATCGGAGGCACTTTATCTAAAGGATTATTCATTAAATCTGATACGCTTTTAGAAGATGTTTTATCTGAATTAGTAGAGGATTTCGATTTACAGGAATCATTCCAGTCTTATGATATGATACGCGGCACGGAATTAGAACCAGAAGCACGTAAAGCATTAAACGCTTATTTAGGCTTGGAATTTTTAGAAGTTGGGTGGCTGCAGTCAATTGAAATACCATTACTAGGAATTTCTCCTGATGGGCTAACGGAATGCGAAACGATAAGCGCAGAAATTAAATGTCCTGCATCGAAAAAACATTTAAAAACTATACTGACAAATGAAATTCCAAGCGATAACATACACCAATGTTTGCATTATTTCACTGTCAATCCTAAACTTAAAAAACATTACTTTTGTAGTTACAGACCAGAGAATAATTTTAAGTCTATTTTTGTAAAAGGATTGACTCGAGATAGTTTGATTGATTTGGGAACAAAAGCAAAGCCAAATATTAAAAGCATTTTAGAATGGGTTGCAATTGCTAAAAAAGAAGCAATTATTTTACAGGAACAGATTAACGAAAAAATTGAACAATTAAAATTTTAAATTATGAGTAAATTACTTTACGGAAGCATCGACTTCACAAAATTATTAGAACTTGCAAAAGCAGGAAACAAGGCGTTTTCTAAAGCGGACAACGGCAAAATATATCTGAACTTAAACGTTTGGATTAATGACGAGAAAGACAATTACGGAAATGATGCCAGTATGCAAACATCATTTAAAGACGCTGCAAAAGAAGATAAAATCTATTTTGGCAATCTTAAGATAAGCGAGAAAAAAGAAAACGAGCCTGTACCGGAAAATAGTGCAGAAATACCAGAAGTTGACGATTTACCTTTTTAATCCAACAAACTTCAAAAACCCTCTCGAAAGATTGGGTTTTTTTTATTTAGAATGAATATAAATTAAATAAATAATCTATCTTTTTGTTAGATAACTCAAAACAAGTTGTATCTTTGTATAAGCAAAAACGCTAACAACTAAAAAAATAGAAATTATGAACGCACTTACATTCAACACAGCAGAAGCAACTACAGAAGAATTAAAAACTATCTTAAAAAGACTTGATGCAATAGTTTGCGAGATAATGGATAACGAGGATAATGAAGATAAAATGTTCTTACATAAAGAATGTAGAGAAGCTTTAAATTCAATAAACAAAGCGCATGCAGCAGATTGCAAGTACACAATGTATATTAACGCTCACGCTGCACAAGTTTGGGTCAATCAAGCTTATTTAAACGCAAATAACGATTTAAGTATATAATATGAACCAAAATAAACAAATCCTACAAGACCTGATAACTTTATCAGGTCTTAATCAAAAACAGTATGCTGAAAAGCAAGGCATCAATGAAAAAGTATTGAGTCACTGGGTTACTGGATATAGAAACATTTCCCTAAAAACCCTCACGGAAATGGCAAAAAAAGAAGGGTATTCACTAACTATCAACTTTCAAATAACTAAATTATGAAAACAATTATCTTTATTATAGTAATTATCGCGATAATCGTGACAATACATTTATTAACTCCAATAGGCTACAGATGAACCAAGTACCACTACTAATTATAATTGCATTTACTTTATTAGCAATTATTCTCTTGATTAAATTTTCAATAGATATAAACTATGAAAATTACAAATTAAGAAAGCGTGTTAAGGAACTAGACAAAGAACTGAAATACGAAATCGAATTAAAAATTATGTACGAAAGTGCGTATAATGAATTGAAAGCGAAATGATACCAATAGAAACAAGTATTACGAAAGTAAATAAAATATTTGGATGCGATGTTTTTTCTCCAACAAGAGAGCGAAACAATGTAGATGGAAGAATGGCGTTGATTATATTTTTCAGAAGAGATTTTAAATATTCTTTAGAAAAAATAGGTAAAATATTCGGTAAAAATCACGCTACCATTATTCATCATTTAAAAAGACACGATGACTATATGAAGTTCAATAAAGAGTATCGTGATAAATTTCTTGAACTAAGTGATTATAAAACGAAAAAAAGATGGTTGTGTATTGAATGTAATTTTAAAATAAGAACTTATGACACCAAAAAATAAAAGTATCAAAATGCATTTATTCTACTGCTTAATGCAGCTACTATTAGAATGCTTAGACGAACTAAAAGTAACAAATCCGAGAATGATTGAACTAAAAAAGCACTTGATTGAAATGTGCGAACTGCTCAACAACGATTGTAAGGACACATACACCGTTCAAAAAACTACGTATTTCCAGCAATTGACGAACCAAATAAATACAATAATGAGAAAATCTTTTAATCAAGAAATGTAATGATTATGGAAAAATTAATAGGAATGACAGATTTTGTTTTGGAGCAAGGAAATCCAAGCAACACAGATAGTCAATTTGCAGACAAAATAATGGCATACGCAAACTTTCTAAAACAACCTTTAGAATTATGGATGTTTGTTCCTTGTAAATTAGTTAATGATGTTTGGGTGGTTTTGGAAGGGCCTTTATTATCCGTAGATTTTTGGGAAAAAGGAGATATTTCGAAAGAATTGCAAGAATACCAACAAGCAAAAGAAAGATGTTTGTTTTGCATTCAACACGGAAATGAAGAAATGTTTGATCAATGTTTAGCAAAAGTTTTTTTAGATGAATTTTTCAATATCGAACAGTTAGCTAATGAGATAAGGAATATTAAATTAACTCCAGCAGCACAAAAACAAATAGGATGAGTATCATAGAAGTAATACAAATACTGCGTAAACATCCAACGCATTATTTATGGAGTAAAGACAAAAGGAAGTACACTCTTGCTGATTGGGTAGAACTGGATAAATTGAAAAACGATTACGTTCCAGAAACATACGGCAAAGGAACTGATAAGCGCGTTTTAAGAATTAGTGATGGTGTAATTTATGCCAATGGTAAAGAATGTTATGAAGCCAACGGTATTAATAGAAGTTCGTTTTATCATTTAATCGGGGGGCGTACGAAAAAGAAATGTGATTTTAAATATATAAAATAAAGAAATTATGGGTAAAAAAATAATATTGCATTTATGCGCAGATTTAGGAAGTGATAGTTTATTTTATCAATTATCTGACGAATATGAGGTCATTATGATAGGCGAAGAAATAGGAGTTGAAAATTATCATCCGCCTAAAAATGTTCACGGAATAATTGCCAATCCTGTATGTACCGAATTTTCTACTGCAAAATGCTTTACTTACGTAGGTGATATTGAAAAAGGAATGTTTTTAGTAAATCACTGTTTAAGAATTATCGAAGAAGCGCAGCCGAAATGGTGGGTAATTGAAAACCCGTTTAATGGTAGATTAAAAGAGATTTTAGGAAAACCAAAGTATGTTTATCAGCCTTGGGAATATGGAAGCCCGTGGACAAAAAAAACTGCTTTATGGGGAGAATTTACAAAACCGCAACCGATTTATAAAGATTGGGAAAACGTACCTAAAAACGAAAAGTTATACACAAGACCCGGAAGAAGTAAACCCGGACTTGTTTACTTTCATAAATCAGCGGTTGATCTAATTCCAGAAATGCAATGGGCTAAAGAATCAATTAAATGCGATGCTGATATTCGTTCGATGTGTTCTCAGGGGTTTGCAAAAGAATTTTTTAAAGTTAATCAATGAAAAACATACACCGGAGTATCTTGGAATCGTCAAAAACAACGCTGGGTATCTAAAATAGGAAAGTTCGATTGTGGGTATTACACGGATCAAATAGAAGCGGTTAAAGCAAGAGATATGTACATCATTAAACACGGATTACCATATTCGAAGCTGCAAATAATTAAGCCAAAATAGATTTTTATATCAAAAAACCAAAAAAATATAAATATCCAGAACTAAAATCGAAACATATCTTTGTTTTAGACAAAATAGACAAGTATGGAAATGCATTATTTAAATGCGGTCATAAAGTAACGAATTTTGTATTTGAAGATTTAATTGATTTAGACACTGGTTTTGCTAAATGGAATAATCCACAATTATCTTTGTATTTTATTCGATAAATTGAAATAAAAGCGTATATTTGCTTTGTAGAACATCCACCTACTGTAAGACATTGGTTAATAACCGAAAACAAGCCTTAAAAGATACGGAGTGGATGCCGTTGATTTTGAGGCTTTTGTTTTTTATACAATGAAAAAAACACTTTATCCACATCAAAAAGAGTTTCTCGATGAAATACTTTTAAAGATAAAAGAAGTAGATTCCGTTTGCTGCCAGCTATCTACAGGCGGTGGAAAAACAGTGGTATTTACTGAATTAGTACGTATTTTAAATAGCAAAACATTAATCTTAGTTGACAGCTCAGACTTGGTAGAACAGACCGTAAAAACGTTTCAAAAACAAGGGTTAGACGTTGGCTGCATTTTGGCAGGAAATACCAAGATACCAGAAAACAAGATTATTGTTGCGATGGTAAAAAGTCTTTGGAACAGGCGAAAAAAAATGCCGTTATTTGAATACTGCGTTATTGATGAATGCCACATTTGGGAGTTCAATAAACTATTTGAATACCTACCAAACTGCAAAAGAATCGGATTTACAGCTACACCAGTAAGATTAAAACGAACTAAAGTAGATGATGAATTTTCGGAACTAGAAACAATGTCGCAATGGTACGATGATATTGTGTGCGGAAAACCTATAAGTTGGCTAATGGAACACGGTTATCTTATACCAGAAAAAAATGAATACATCGAATTTGACAGTTCACCACTTAAAACAGATGCTAGCGGTGAATTTACAGCCTCGAGTTTAAAAGAAGTGTTTCAAAGTGAGTCTTACAAAAGCGCACTTCGTAAAACTTTTGACAAATTATGTGATGGTAAAAAAACTTTGCTTTTTACCTCATCAACTGAAACCAACGCGATTTACGCAGAATTATTTAAAGATAAAAATGTAAAAACATACGACAGCGTAAACAATAATCCAAACGAAAGAAACGAAATAGTAGAATGGTTTCGAACTACACAAGATGCTCTTTTGATTAATACAGGTTGTTTCACAAAGGGTTTTGATGTTTGTGATGTTGAGGTTATTTTAGTTGCTAGGGCTACGAAATCGTTATCTTTATGGATTCAGATGCCGGGGCGTGGAGCGCGTAAAACTTCAAAAATAGAAAAACCACATTTCTTATTAATCGACGGAGGAAATAATAATGAAGAACACGGCATATTTTCATTTGATCGGGATTGGAGAAAGATATTTTTTGATAAGCAAAGAAAATCATACTTAAAGGATATTTACGAATGCGAGGAATGCGGCTTTAACTTCGAGAAAAAAGACAAAATTTGTCCTAATTGCGGTGCTGAAATACCAGAAAAAGAACCGCCAGAAGAACAGGAATTAAAACTTTTTGAGATTAAAGGAAAAAAAGCAGTTCCGGAAGTACCTACTTTAGATTTGAATTTTCATATTAATAAAGGCCATTCTAAATATCAAACATTAAAGATACTAAAAGAAAAATGGATAGTTTTTTTATGTAAATTTGATACCCCGCAAAAAGACTTTGAATGGCACGAACGAAATGGATCTTTTAGAAATAGATTTAATAAACTCATTCGGCCAATTTATTTATCAGTTTTACGGTCAATTCTAAAAGATGGAAAACATATAAGATATGACTCATATTGCCAAAAAATATTAACAGAAACTAAAATCAAAAAATATGGACTTTAACCAAATAAAAATAAGTACATTTCCAAGTATTTCGAGTAAAAAAAGTAATATTTTAGATAGTGATATTTCATTACGTGATTACATAAATGATGTTAGATCAGGAAAATATATTAATGAAATAATTGACGTTAGAAACGCCCTTCAAAAATTCGGAAAAGGAAAAGAATACAGCGAAGCAAAGAAAAATTTACCTTTATCAACTGCGTGCTGCACAATTAAAGCGGGTCATACAAGAGGTAAAAATAATATTTCAGAAATGAATGGTTTTTATTTAGCCGATATTGATTCAGATGTAGACGATGCTTTATTTGATGAATTAAAAAACGATAAATACACTTGTGTTATACATCGTTCAGCTGGAGGAAAAGGCGTGTGTATATTCGTTAAAATAAACCCTAAAAAGTTTTTAGAATCATTTTATGATTTGGCACAATATTATTTAGATAATTATAATATTTCAATTGACGAGGCGTGCAAAGATGAAGTGCGCGCAAGATTTGTCTCTTACGATCCATACGTTTACGAAAATCCAAGTTCCCAAAAATTTATTTCAACTTATAAAAAACCAAGAGAAAAACCAAAGCAAGATTATCTTTTTGCTGAAGATGATTTTGGACGCATTATAAAAGAATTAGAAGGTTTAGATATTTGCCAAGGCGATTACAAAAGATACCTTGATATTGGTTTCGCGATTGCTTCAAAGTTTGGCCAATCAGGATTTGGCTATTATGATTCAATTTGTCGCGGTGGTGATAAGTACGACCAGAAAAGAATAGAACGTGATTATAATAGATTTTGCAAAGGAGGTCAAGAAGGTATCACAATAGCAACACTTTATCATTACGCAAAAGAATCCGGAGTAGATGTCGTTTCTAAAAGCACAAAAGAAGCAATAGAAAAAGTAAGAATTTCAAAAGCTACAAAGAAAAAAATTGAAACTCCTACGGATTTAGAAGCTCAAATAATAAAAATAGGAGCTTCAATTTTAAAACAAGATTCTGGCGAGGATTTAGATTCAAAAGTACTGTCTTTTATATCACAGGAATGGCAGCCTTTATTTAATGAATTTAACGGCTTAATTGAGGTTTTAGGTTGCGTTTTAGACGATAGAACATTAAACACAATATCAATACAAGCTAGCGCATATTGCGAGCAGGACGTAACACCTCAGCGCGTTATGAAATGTTTAAATAGCTACGTAACAAAATCAGAAAATAAAGTAACTGCATATTTAAAAAATCTTGAATATAAAGGCGATGGATTTATAAAAAAATATGTAGAATTAATCGAGCCTAAAAAAGAAATAAATTTAGCTTATTTTACATCTTGGATGGTTGGAATGATGAACAACGTACACCGATCAAAAATAAGCGATAAAATTTCACCGCTTACAATTGTTTTAGCTGGTGGCCGTCAAGGGATAGGGAAATCTACATGGTGCCGTCAAATTTTACCAAAAGATTTTGAAGACTATTTTGTCGAGGGTAAAATAGAAGAAACTCGAGATTTTAAATTTAGAATGTGCAGAAACATTATTATGTATGATGATGAATTCGGAGGCGTTGGAGCAAAAGACGTTAAAAACTTTAAATCAGTTTCAGATATGAGCGTCGCAGTTGATCGTAAATCATACGGCATAAATGATAGTCGAGAACTTAGAAAAGTATCTTTATTGGGCAGTACAAATGAACTTGATATTTTAAAAGATCCAACAGGTAACAGGCGAATTTTACCTATAAGAGTTGATAGTATAGATTATGAAGGGTGTATAAACTTTGATTCAAAATCAATGCTTGCCGAGGCTTATAAAATGTATTTAGATGGTTTTGAATGGGTAATTAGAAAAGAAGAAGATCTAGAATTAATGCGACTTGAAAATGAATCTTTTTATGAAAATGACGAGATTGAAGATATATTTTTTAGTAAATTTTCACTAGAAGAAACGCCTGAATTTAATCTTAGAAAGGTTCTAAATAAGGGTGAAATTCTAAAACTTTTCTCAAACACTAATATAAAATTCTCAAAATTCGACCTAAGAAAAATTTATGTGCGTAACAATATGGACTATAAAGTCATTCGAGATGACGCAGGATTGAAAAAAGGATTTGTTTTATATGAAAAATCAGAAACACAGACACAAGAAAATGGTAACTTTTTCGAGTAAGTAAAAAAAGGTAACATTATAAGTAGTTTAAATTCAGCCAGTTAAATCAAATGTTACCTTGTTACCATTTTTTTAAACAAAACTTAAAACTATTTATAAATAATAAAAAATAAATTATAAAATAAAAATAATAATAATACCTACATACTCTTATAATAATTTAGGTAACAAGGTAACAAAGGTAACAAGTATAGTGTTTATAACGGTTTAGAGCTGTTACCTTTTTTAAAATAAAATAGTAACAAATTTAAAAGGTAACAAATTATGACAGAAGATCAATTTCAACAAGATGCGGTAACTTGGATAAAAAACACATACTGTTTAAAAACGCATAATCCAAGATTAATAATTCATTCAACTCCTAATGGAGGTGAAAGAAATAAATTAGAAGCGATTAAATTAAAAAAAACAGGGGCTTTGGCTGGAGTTTTAGATTTAACCTTAAAGCTGCCAAATTCTATATTTATTGACATAGAATTGAAAGTAGGTAAAAATGATTTAGAAGATTCTCAAATAGAAATGATTGAAAGATTAAGATCCTTGAATTGTAATTACATTGTAGCTTGGAATTTAGAAGAATTAAAGTTAAAATTAATACCTATGGTTAAAAATATTTTAAAATGAAATCAAACTGTAAACATTGCCGGTTGTCTTGTAAAACACCCGGACTCACTAACTGCAAAAAAGAGCAGCCAAAATATATGCGCCCCGAACAATTAAAAATAGAAATACGGGAAGCTTTTAAAATCGGGGATTATGAGAAGGGGAGAAAATTGCAGGAGGAATTGTTTAAATTTAATAATGGATAAATTATGACGCCAAAAAAAATAATAGCAATACATAAAATAATTCTGGATTTACAAATTAAACACTTAGAAGGTAAATTAAATAAAAAAAGTGATTCATTAAAAATTTTGATTAAAACGACATCTATAAAGAATCATTATAAATAGTCCTAAACGGTCTTTTATATTGAAATTAATTGTATCTTTGAATAAAAATAGAAATTATGAAAAACTTAATACCAATGACAGATTTTATTTCAGAAAGGTCTTTAAAAG